AAACACAAGAACAAGCACAAATCATGGAAACCAAGCGTAGGGCAAGGCTGAAATGGAAATCTTATTTTAGTCCTACTCCAAAAAGAGTTAGGGTACTTGGCGATAGTTTAGCCGTTGCTAGTATTTTTGTGGCTGGGTTAAATCTGGATGACTCACGAGTTATGATGGCTTGTGCAATATGCGGAGGCTTAGGGAAATTCATTAGTAACTTTATCGATATAGACAATGGGGTTGACAAATCATAAACTTGTTCCTTTCAATAGTTTCATGCACGAGATTACTGAGAAGAAACAGATCTACTTGCACCATACGGCTGGAGGTCCAGATGCAGAACAAGTTTACAAATGGTGGGATATGGATGCTCGACCAGTTGCTACTTGCGTAGTTATTGGCAGAGATGGATTAATAGCACAAGGGTTTCACTCTATGTACTGGGCATATCATTTGGGATTGACTAATAAAGTTTTCGCTCAAAACAATTTGCCATACAAAAGTTTGGACAAGATTAGTTTAGGAATTGAAATATGCTCGTACGGATGGGTTGAATACAAGAATGGCGGTTACTACAATTATGTAAACGGCAAGATTCCAGCCAACGAGGTAGTTGAATTAGATTCACCATTTAGAGGGCGCAAGTTATATCAAGGCTACACCGACCAGCAAATCGATAGCGTACTTGAGTTACTCGAACTATGGAAAACTCGTTACAGCATTGATATCAGTTACAAGCCAGACCAAATGTGGGATATCTCGAAAAAGGCATTAATGGGCGAAAAAGGATTGTATACCCATTGTTCAGTACGAGGCGATAAATCGGACATATTTCCAGACCCGAAATTGATTACTGCATTAAAGTCATTGTAAGCAGGGAAACGGGGGCCTAAAAAAATTTGATTATTTTTTATTTATTTTTGGAAAATGCAAAAATAGTATTATCTTTGATAAACAATAATGGAAAATATGAAACAGAAACAAACCAAACTCAGCCACACTGGCTCATTCATTAACTGGATGATGTCTAGCAACTCAACAATCCCAGAAGTAGGCAAAGGGGCTACTGAATTACATTGGAGTGACCGCACTCCTTATGAGGTACTAGAGGTAGCCAATGGAGGCAAATCAGCACTCATTAGACAAATGGGTTACAAGGCATCCAGACAGATGCAAATGGGCGAACAAGCATGGGAATTGTTTTCAGAACCAGAGAACGAATCAATATGGGTACATTGGAAATGGAACGCATGGAGAACCAAACATTCACGCTGGTATAAAACAGATAAATTTTGGGAGGACTTGGAAGCCAACAAGCAGACAATGGAAAAAGAGGAGTTACAAATCTGGCTTGATAGCATGGAGGACAAAGCCAACTTTCCAGAATACTACGAATTTCATACCGAATGGAATGTTAAAAAATTGCTTTTCGGACATGCTGAATACTACTACGACTGGTCTTTTTGACGAAATAGATTTTGATTTTTGGCAAAATAAATATATCTTTGCACATGACAAAATGGGAAAAAATCGATAAACTGCTAACGATGAAAAAAGGTACGATGATAATCTATACTCCCAACTTTGGGGATGGCATCCCACAAGAGGCTAGATTCTACCGAATACGCAATGAAAGGCAGGATTACATTATCGATGTCGAACTCCTTGATGGAGGGGTTCGATGGGGATACATTGACCAAATAACGACTTTTTAAAACGATGAATAATAAACAAGCACTAGACGAGATTTTCAATCTCAGCAACCCAGAACTTTCGAAGAAACTGGATGCACCTTATCAGACAGTTGCCTCATGGAGATTTAAACACCAACGAGGTGACCTATCGATTGAGAAACAAATCGAGATTATCGGCAAAATGAATTACAAAATGCAAAACACAATATCATGGAAAAAACTAGCAAAGTCACCAGCGTAGCCTCAAACGGCACATTTAATTCCCAGTATGGGATGCTTTACAAATTTGAGGTAAATTTCGAGAACGGAGATTCTGGAGAGTACGCCTCAAAAAGTCAAGACCAAACAAAATTTGTTAATGGGCAGGAAGCCACTTACACGATTACGAGTAAGCAATGGAACGATCGCACATTTTACACAATCAAACCAGCGATGGCACAAGCCTCATCTGGCGGTGGAGGATTTGCATCCAAGCCCAAAGACCCAGAGACGGAGAAACGCATTACTCGAATGAGCGTACTCAAGGCATCGATTGACTTGGTTACCAATGGCAACATCGAGTTACGCCAAGCCCTTGCTTACGCCAAGATTTTTGAGGCTTATGTAATCGATGGCACAGATTTATTGAGTACGCAAAAAGCCAAAACTGAGAATTCGTTTAAAGCAGACAAAGGAGGCATTGAACAAAATTTCCGAAACGATGCAATAGCATTTACTGAAGACGATTTACCCTTTTAACAAAACAAAACATGGAAACGCATACAATTAATTTACTCGAGGATTTTATCCTAACACAAGTAACGGCAGTCGAGAATGGGAACTTAAACCCCCTTGACCTTAAAATCGCTTTAAAGCGACTATCAGAACTCATTGAAGGGGTAGATAGCCAAATCAAGCCATTAGTCCAGCAGGAGGCACGAAAATGGCATTTGCAGGACTATGGAGGGTATCGCATCGAATACATGGAGAGCGGTGGGCGATATTCTTACGATCATATCCCACAAATTGTTGCATTGAAAAATGAATTGAAGGAACGAGAGAAGTTGCATCAACTTGCATACAAGAACATGAATCAAGGTTTATTCATAAATGAGATAACTGGAGAGGTTTACGAACCTGCGGTTTTCAAGCCCTCCGAATCCTATGTCAAACTGATAAAAGCAAAAAAGTAAGTAACAAAAAAGGGGTGTAAAAACCCCTTTTTTTTTGCAAACATGGAAAACATTTGCTAATTTTAGAACACGCTTAACGGCACAAATATATGGAAACGCAAGAACAAAACAATTATTTTATCATGTTCCCATCTTATTTGCTAGACGAATTGAACGCTCATGAATGTGTACTCATGGGGGTATTGATAAGCCTCAGCAAAAAAGAGGGGTACGCTTACCCATCCAATCAGATGCTATCTGATACGCTTAAAACTAGCATCCCTACTATCGGCAGGATGTTATCTAAACTGGAGGAGAGTAAGCACATCATTAGAAAAATTACTAGGGATAAAACTGGACAAATCATATCCAGACAAATCTATATCCAGAACTCACTCGTGAGGGGAGGTCATATCAATTCTGATAATACCCTCCTATCAGAAATGAGTACACCCCTCCTATCAAATTTGAGTATACCCTCCTATCAAAATCGAGAACATATAAGTATAACAGATAATATAACCTCTATAAGTAAAAAGGATAATATAAGTATAGAGGCGATTTTTGACATAATTTGGAATAAATATCAAAAGCGAGGCAATCGCAAAACGAGTTTTTCAGCCTTTAAAAAACTAAATACGCAGGACATGAAATCAATCGTTAACCATATACCACAATATGTCGAGGCTCATGTTAACGCAGACAAGATGCAGTTTTTACCTCATTTAAGCACTTACATAAACCAGAGGCGATGGGAGGACCAGATGCCATATCAAGACGCAAAAATCAATTTAACTAAAGAACTAATTAACTGGAATGAATAACGAGAGAATTTACATCATGGATGCCGACAATCAACTTATCGGCAATGAGATTCAACGGCTTTGTGTATTGGCTGATATCCAGATTCCAACAATGCCAAAACTTGTAGCAGAATTTATCAAGGAACATTTTGGGTTATTACCCCTTGACATAATACCAAAGGCGTTCGATAATTGGATATCTGGAAAGACGGCAATCAAAAAACCAATGACCATGAACGCTCATTTTCTAAGCGTAATCATGAGGGAGTATTACGATCAGCATAAACACACAATACAATTAAAGCCACGCATCATGCTCGAAGCACCAAAAAACGAACCAACCAAAGAGGAGATACAAGCCCAGTCAATCAGAACATATGAATTATGTTACAAAGAATATCTTGATACTTTTAATGGAGATACTAAACTGATTCCATATTTACTAGAGATAATAGCCAACTGGAGATTACGAGAGCAGGAATATGTTATTACTGAAAGCGATATAGAACACGCTCAAACATGGATTACTCAATATCAGCATCGCAGAGATAACGCAATGCGTGAAGCCTTAAAAGATGCAGGACGAATAAGGATTTACAACGCATTACCGAATCCTACTAGAAACATAGAATTAGTAGCCATAACCATTACTCATTTTGAGAGACGGAAAAAAGGACAAGAAAAATCATGGATTTAATTTTTAATTTTGAAAAAAGAAAAATTTAGTTTATCTTTGAAATACTATGGAAAACAAAAATAAAAAATACCCAGAACCAACTTACAATGGTGACTGGACTTTAGAAACCGCTTGCAAACTAATCGTTATGCACAAGGAGGGAAAGGAAGCCATCCTAAGAACTGATTTACATAACCCATCAAATTTACTTATTAAGTTTATGGGCTATACATGGACATTGATGACAGATGGCAATCTCTACATGAATCATTGTATTACCGATGACGATAAAATTAACTGGGATAACCTCAATTACATTTTTAATCAGATTGACTTTCCCAAAATGGTTAAACACCTTGTGGATGAATACAAGCAAAAATTAGAATTTTACGACCATTGCTCAGACCTTAAAGATTACATTTTTGAAGCATGGAATAAGGACTGGAAACATTTATACAAATAAGAACATGGCAAACAAAACAACAATTAAGAGCGTAGTAGAGTACATCCTTAAATCGAACCCTTCCGCTAGGGACAATGATTATCTATTAACGCTATCTGTTTGGAGGGCACTCGAAATAGAGCCGTTAACTGAAACTGGATTTACAACTCTACATGGTATGATTACTGGCAGGATTCCTGCACTCGAAACAATTAGCAGATGGAGGCGAAGATTACAACAAATGAATCCAGACCTAAGAGGTGTACAATACGAAAAGCGACACGCACATATTAAAAATCGATTAGATGAGTTAGGATATAATATTACGAATTATGTATCATAGTGCCATTAAAAAATTCAAAGAGTATACTGAAACTCAGTCATCATATTTTGAGCAGGATGGGTTTTACGGAATGGTATACGATCTGGAGGAACAAAATCCACCAACGATTGTAAACAAAGCGGATTTTATTTACTGCGAATTGCCATGGTTAAAAGGCTACGCAATTTTCAATCAACGAGCGAAATCAGAATCAGTAAATGACTGGAAATATTTGTTACTCTCGGCAAGGAAACTGGCAATCGATTTAGGGGTACCATATTATTTCGCAGGTAACAAGCAATTTTCAAAGGTGTTTACTACCGAATATCAAGTACCGATGAAATGGCACATACATAATTGCGATGTTATCATTTACACCAATGACCCGATTTATGTCAATGACTCCAACGATTTAATCCATGCCTTGTATACAAGATATAACAAGGGAATGGATATGGCATGTGGATATGGGTACTTGGGGAAAAAGGCATTAGAGTATAATAAAACGGCAATACTAATGGATATTAATCCTTATTGCATTGGCTACATCAAAGACGTATTACTTAAGCAAAAACCATGACAACCGTACAATTTTTATTACATTGGATTAAGGAAAACCATCCAGAGATCGTTATAGGTCCAGAGCAGGAAAACCATTTTTTAATGTTAGAAAAAATCAATTTTCAGAACCAATACAATCTTGGGTTTGCGAAGGCGAAAGACATTTATCTGGATGGAGAATGACAAAAAAGAAGCCACATAAAGACCTATTGTTTGGGGAACTCTATTGTAACTGCGAATCAGTTGCGACAAAATTTTATGGAGTAGCCATTAAAAAATTGGACTGGGAAGATGAGTACGAATTTTTGACACATGACGGAGTTAAAATTGGCAAATCAAAATACTGCACAAAGGTATTTGAGAAACACACTTTACTAGAACACAAAGCCCTAATCAATGAAGCACGAGGAAAGTAACTTGCAGATATCTTGCGTACGATGGTTTAGGTTACAATATCCAGAACTACGCTTAAACTTATTCTCCGTACCTAATGGAGGTCATCGCAGAATTGAAACGGCAATCTGGATGCAAAAGGAGGGTGCAGTTTCTGGAGTATCGGATTTGATTTTTGCATTTCCAAGTGGGCGATATTCGGCTTTGTTTATTGAGATGAAAATACACCCTAATAAGCAGAGCAAAGCACAAAAGGAATTTCAAAAAGCGATTGACATATTCCCAGAATACAAATACATTATATGTTACACCTTAGAACAATTTATACATGAAATCAACAACTACCTTACGAGTTAATGTACCAATCACTTTTATCGACCATTGCAATGTTAATGGAATTGATTTAAAAGCGTGGTACAAATGGAGGCTACACATAGCCAAAGAATCCAAAAAACTCTACCGAAAAAGGAATGAAATGGACAAATGACCTTAACTCTGTTGGATATAGGAAAACGCCACAAGGAGTGGGTACGCATAGCAGTTTATGTCGGCTCACCTATATCCATCGCAGAGGACATGGTTCAAAATATGTATCTTAAGTTAGCAGAGATGGAGATACGAGAGGGTACATTGAATCGCATCCAAAACAATAATGGCTCAGTAAACACCGTATATGTTTTCAAGATACTCAGCAACCTAGTAGTTGATGAAGTACGCAGAGGCTCTAAGGAGACGAGGTTAGACGATTCGATAGATATCCCTATCAATGACGAGATAGTTGACGACAAGGCTTACAATGAACTAATAGAGGGCATAAAGATAGTAATTGATGACATGCACCAATATGACAAGATGCTTTTAGAGTTACATTTTGTATATGACATGAGCATGAGGGCTATTCAACGCAAAACAGATATACCAACACATTCAATATTTAACACATTAAAAAATGCAAAACAAAAAATCAAGCAGGAAACAAGTCAGAGATATCGTAAATATGTCGACGACCGAAACGACAGAGAAACCAGTGATGGGATTGGGCGACATAATCCAGAAGGTAACGAAGGCGACTGGCATTGAAAAAGCAGTTAAATTCATTGCAGGGGAAGATTGTGGATGCGATGCCAGACGAGAGAAACTCAACAAGTTGTTCCCGATTAAAAAACCATTATGTCTAACAGAGGACGAGTATAATTGGCTAACGACATTTCGTGAGGGAAAAACAGATACTTTGAGTAACGAGGAAAGCCGAACGCTAAGTGCCATTTACACAAGAATATTCCAGATAAGGAAAACATATAGCCCTTGCAAATGTGACCCAATGGCTTGGAATGATTTAATAGGAAACTTAAATGCTGTATACGACACTTATAAAAACTGAGCCAGAATACCGAGGCGTATTGGCGATCCGTTTCCATGACCAGATATTCAGAATTTACAGAAACCAAAGAGTATTTGCGGAGTTCTACGATATCGAGGCTGGGAGAGAATACCTTAACAAAATAACTAATGGCAAAAGCGATAGTAATACCAGCACAGATTGAAGGGATAAGCACTCGAGCAGATAGGACTTTAAAGATTACCATATCCACTCAAGAGATGCCACCGAGTGAAGCAGGGCGTTTATTTGCATTAAACCAGAAAATGTCTTACATCGCAATCAAGGAGGAATCGTTCCAACAATCAGAAGTTGACATGGTAGAAGGGCTGGCAGTTAACCCAGACGATACAAAGCAAAGAACGCCAAGCCAGAGGCTAAGGGCGATACTCTATGTAAGTTGGAAAGAGAGTGACGAAGGGCATCCATCGTTTGACTCGTTCTATGCTCAAAAGATTGAACGCATTATTACTCATTACAAAGACAAGTTAGATGCGTTGAAATTAGATTAGGAAACCTCAACAATTATTTGTATATTTGGAAAATGGAAATCAGCGTAGAGCAACAACAAGACGAAGATAGAGCGAGGAAATTTATACAAAAACACTCGTGGAAATTCGCTAAAACAATGCCATGGGTACCTCATTTTTATGTTGTAAAATCGCTCATGAATACAGAGGATAAACTAGAGTTTGATTGGTTTGTAACTGCATCTAGGAAATATGGCAAACTATTGAAATGGGGTAAAAAAGAGCCTAAGCCATATTGGTTTATCGATAACTATAAATATTGGACTATGATGGCACCAGTAGAGGAAACAATCATTATCAATAGAGCGGAACACCATGTATAATAAAATCCCGATAGCCATCCAATGCGTTCCAAGACGCAAAGAACATGTAGATAAAATGATAGCAGAACTCAAGCGAATGGGTTTTATCAATGTAATTCCTTTCTACGATCATGAATATAAAGGTACTCTACATAATTTCAAACGCATCATGAGTGAAGATTATGGGTTGGCTACTCATTTATTAGTGCTACAAGACGATGTTATTTTTGCAGAGAATTTTGCAGAGCATCTAACAGAACTAGTTAAATTAAATCACCATTGCATCAGTTTATTTGCACCCCCTAGAAAGGTTTACAAAGAGCAACTTGAACTAGGAACTAGGTTATACATCGAGAAGAATTTTTTATGGTGCCAAGCGGTTTTATATAGTACTGATTTTCGTCTGGGATTGATAGCCCACAAATACACAGAAGCACAATTAAAGGAGATACGAGGCAAACACGATGATGTTATGGTTGGGCAATATGCAAAGGACACCAAGCAACATGTATTAATTACTATCCCTAGCATAGTCCAGCACGATATAGCCATACCAAGCACTCTAGGAACTGCATCTAAAATCGGAAGCATAACAAGAGAATCGTCATTATTTTATACCATCCCACCAGATTACTTTAAACAATCATGAATAAAGCAGAGTGCAAATCCATCCTCGACTATAAGCAGTTCCCAACTTATGATATCCTTTGGTGCGACCCACCATGGGAAGAACGCATGACGAAATGGTTTAGGACTAAATTAACAAAGGATGCAGGGATTAAAACCGATTTTACCTTTGAGCAGATAATCGATAAACTTGGGGAGTTAGCGAATCCATCAAAGCCACTATACATAGAGTACGATATAAAGCACTACATAAATGTCATAGCCAGAATAGTCCAGCATGGGCATAACTTTGTTAATGTATCAGAGCATCCGCTATACGATAAAAGCCGATTCGTTATCCTTGCTTTTAATACGAACAAATTTCCAACTGCAGAAACCAATGGAGTAACTGCCATAAAGGAAACGCTTAACCAATATCCAACTAAGCAGATAGTATTTGACCCGTTTGCAGGATTAGGAGTTACTGCAACGGCAGTTATAAACGCAGGGCACTATTATCATGGCTCGGAAATTAATCCATCCAGATACAAAAAGTTGCAGGGAGTAATCGAACAAAACGGACATAATAAAAAAGGACATGACAAACAATAAACAACAAACGGCAGTGAAACTATACACAGAAGAACAATTGCTAAACACTGCTGAGGCGATTAGAGATTACCTTAAAAATTACCCCGAAAAATTCCACGAATCAATGATTGAAAAACACCTTAAGAATTTAACCCCTATCGAACTACCAAGTGATGAGGAGATTAAAATAATGATGGAGTTGGATGGTATGGAGTTTGATGAATTTGACCCCTACGATGTATCTTATTTAGGTGGTGCAACTTGGATGCGTAATAAAATACAAGGAGGTGA